CCGGTGGTAGGCTCTGGATGACCTATCTTGAACGGGACGAAGATGTCTTAAGATATCAAGGACAGGCATTTTGCTATATCGCCTTCGATGAATTAACCCAGCATGCCACGCCGTTTGCGTGGAACTACATGCGGTCTCGTCTGCGTAGTACGGACTCCACCCTGCCCTTGTTCATGCGGGCAACCACAAACCCCGGTGGACCCGGACATTCGTGGGTAAAGCGTATGTTCATCGATCCTGCACCGTCAGGGAAGCGGTTTGCAGCGACTGACATCGATACCGGGGAGACGATGGTTTACCCCGACAAGCATGCCAAGGCCGGTCAGGCGTTGTTCTACCGACGGTTTATCCCTGCAAGCCTGAAGGATAACCCCTATCTGATGGCAGACGGGCAGTACGAGGCCAACCTTTTGGCCCTGCCAGAGATGCAGCGTAGGCAGTTGCTAGAAGGTGACTGGGCGGTTGCAGATGGGGCTGCGTTTTCAGAGTTCCGACAGCACGTCCATACCTGTGATCCCTTTGATATCCCGTCTGACTGGCGCAAGTTTCGGTCCTGTGACTACGGCTACAGTAGTTTCTCAGCGGTACATTGGTTCGCCATCGACCCCAGCTACGAGACTTTGTACGTCTACCGTGAGCTGTACCTGTCCAAGCATACCGGCAAAGACCTTGCACGGGCTGTTCTAGACGCAGAACGCGGTGAGAGCATCCAGTATGGCGTCCTAGACAGCAGTTGCTGGCATAACCGAGGACAGATCGGCCCTTCCATAGCCGAAGAAATGATTTCCATGGGTTGTAGATGGCGTCCTAGCGACCGATCTGCAGGCGCAAGGGTAGCTGGCAAGAACCAGCTGCACCAAAGGCTCAAGGTCAACGACGAAACAGGCCAACCGGGTATCGTTTTCTTCAACTCCTGCCGCCAAATCATCGCAGATTTGCCCGTTATTCCGTCCGACCCCAAGGGTTCCGACGATATCGACGCCAGATACCGGTCAGACCACGCCTACGACAGCGTTCGATACGGGATTATGAGCCGCCCTAGAGCCGCTTCGCCCTTTGACTGGGGACAAGGTGTCCCAATCCGGCACTGGAAGCCTGCAGACCCGGTTCTGGGCTACTAACCAAGGAAGATTTTCATGGCATTAATGACCCCACCCTCCGATACCTCGAATGAGGACGCCACAGAGACCGGTGTAACTGTTTCTCTGCAGGAAGAGGGTGACGTTGCGCAGGAAAACCTTGAGTATTCGGGTGTAGCGGCCTTCGTGAAGTCGCAATACCAGCGTTCCAAGGACTTTCGCCTGACAGATGAAGAGCGTTGGCTGCGTTCCTACCGAAATTACCGGGGAATCTACGGCCCTGATGTCCAATTCACCGATACAGAGAAGTCCAAGGCCTTTGTGAAGGTCACAAAGACCAAGGTTCTGGCGGCATACGCAGCAATCATCGATGTTTTGTTCGCTGGTGGTAAATATCCCATCGGTATGGAGAGCCGCTACATCCCCAACAATGTTGCGGGGCAGGTAAACTACGATCCCAACGAAATCACCGCCGAAAAGGTGCAGGAACGTGCTGGTGTGGACTACAAAGTCCCCCGCACCATTGCCCGCCCTGATATTGCCCGTGATTTGGGCATCTACAAGGACATCCTAGAGCCGGTCCACGACAATCTTGCTACAGGCCCCGGCCTTAGCCAGACATCCATCACCTACGAGCCTGCCAAGATGGCTGCACGTAAGATGGAGAAGAAAATGCACGACCAGCTGGATGAAACCTCTGCAGACAAGCACCTGCGGATGTCATCCTTCGAGTGCAGCCTGTTTGGCACTGGGATTATGAAGGGGCCGTTTGCCTACGACAAGGAATACCCCCGCTGGAACGAGGACGGTGAATACGAACCGCTGTTCGAGACCATCCCCAAGCTGGAGTATGTGAGCGTCTGGGATTTCTACCCTGATCCTGATGCCCGCAACATGGATGAATCCGAATTCACCATTCAGCGCCATCGCATGAGCCGTACCCAAATGCGGAACCTCAAGAAGCGTCCACACTTCCGTGATGAGAGCATCGAACTGGCGGTGGAGTATGGTGCATCCTACATCCGCGAATACTGGGAAAGCACCCTTGAGGACAACGCCAACAAGGATGACGTAGACCGGTACGAGGTGCTGGAATATTGGGGCATTCTTGATAGCGAGTTGGCTGAAGCTGCTGACTTTGAAATGCCAGAAGGTCTGGAGGACGCAGATCAGGTTCAGGTCAACGTCTGGATTTGTAATGGCCAAATCCTGCGACTGGTACTAAACCCGTTCACCCCTACCCGCATTCCCTATGCCGTGGTTCCCTATGAAGTGAATCCGTATTCCATGTTTGGTATCGGCGTGGCTGAGAACATGGAAGATACGCAGCTGCTGATGAATGGCTTCATGCGTATGGCTGTGGATAACGCCGCCCTGTCTGGTAACCTGATCATTGAGATCGATGAGACCAATCTGGTGCCGGGACAGGATTTGTCCGTCTATCCGGGCAAAATCTTCCGTCGTCAGGCAGGCGCACCCGGTCAGGCGATCTTCGGCACAAAGTTCCCCAACGTCTCCAACGAACTGAACATGATGTTCGACAAGGCCCGTCAGCTGGCCGACGAAAGCACGGGCATCCCATCCTTCTCGCACGGCATTGGTGGGGTCATGGGCGTGGGTCGTACCGCATCGGGCATGTCCATGCTGATGGGTGCAGCCGCACAGAACATCAAAGCCGTGGTACGGAATTTTGATGACTACCTGCTGGCCCCAGTTGGCAAGGCTCTCTTCTCGTTCAACATGCAGTTCAACTTCGACAAAGAGTTTGCCAATGGCGATCTTGAGGTGAAGGCACGCGGCACAGAAAGCCTGATGCGCAACGAAGTGCGTAGCCAGCGTCTCCTCAGTTCATGCAGATGACCGCGAACCAACAGATGGCTCCGTTCGTGAAGTACGACTACATCCTGCGTGAACTGGCAGCATCGATGGATCTGGATGAGGAGAAGATTCTCAATGACCCCCGTGAGGCGGTTATTCAGGCCAAAATGATGGCAGAGATCCAAGCCCTGATGCCACAGCCCCCAGCAGGCTCTCAGACGCCCGCTGGAGGCCCTCCTAGCCCGTCGGACCCCACGGGTACCGGAAACGGCAACATAGCCCCAGGATCAGCCCCTGAGCCGGGCGCAGCAGGCTTCACGGGAGCAGGTGGTGGGGCCAATGGCGGCAACCCCCAGCAGGCCCCCGGTCAGGGTAATGTAAGCAATCCGCAGACAGACGGTCGGATGGTCCAATAATGGATCGGGATCTATGTCGTTTCATGCTCCTGTTGGTCAACGACAAGGACCAGATGGATCGCCTGCAGGCCTATGCAGCATCTCGCATCGAAGGCCATCGCAGCAACCTCGAAAAAACCAAGACCGTGACCGCATCTTGGAGATTCAGGGAGCCATCGCAGAACTGCGTCGTCTCTCGACACTTCGGGATGAGGTCATCAAGGGAGCAGAATAATGGCTGAAGAAGATCGCGGATTCTTGAGCAGACTTTTCGGGGGTCGAGATGATGGCCCAGAGGAGATGCCGACAGATTTCTTCAGCCTGCCTATGGGGGCGAATCCTAAAAAAGGATCGCGTGGTAGGCATGGATGAGTCTGGTTTGCCTCAGTATGAATCTCCGCTTGGTGTTCGGTATATTATTCGGCCCACGATGCCAGCGGGTTTTGAGACTGAGGCAGGTACGTTAGCCCGTGTGGCTGAAGTAGGTCGGGATGCCCTTGAGGGTACCATCGACGGTGTGGTCAGTGGTTTCACTGCACCTGCACGGGCCGCACGGGGAGAGCCGGTTACCTATGGGGATGCGTTAGCCACTGCAGGTACGGCGTCACTTGGTGGGGCTGCTTCTCCTGTGCCAGAAGGCAGTCTACGGTCGGGTTACGCACCAGATCGTACCACTGCTCCCTTTGATACAGGCAGAGGCAGTTACATCCCCAACAGGGAGATCACTCTAAAGGATGCTTACGAAGCACGGGCAGAACAGATGGCCCTTGCTCCGAAGGATCGGGTACAGCCTCGCGCGGACAGGGAGGGTTTTGTAGACTCAGATTATGATACACCACCGTCTACGCCAATCTTCGAGCAAGATTTATCCGCCCTGTACCCTCGAAA